TTGTGCGGGTTAGCCGTGCTGCTTGTGTGAGCGTCTAGTGCTGTGGTGGTAGCTTTCGTATCAAGAGCGGTTTGTGTAGCTGTTGAGATAGGTTTGCTGAGGTCAGATGTGTTCTCAGCGTTGCCCAGGCCTACATCAGATTTATCTAATGTCTGCCAGGTTTTATCGCCTCTAAAATACTGGCCAGTGTTCCCAGGATTTATTGTTCCCTCTTTAGAATTTAAAGCGGCTTGGGTGGCCGATGATATAGGCTTATTTACATCGGCTGTATTCTCTGCATTACTGAGACCAACATCATCTTTAGTTAGGCTGACTGCACCAGTCTTGCCGGCAACAGAAGTAACTGGAGATTTTGCCGAGACGTTTGCTAGAGTTGTCTTGCCATATTCAAGAGTGGTAGGATCCTGTAGAAGAACTAACTCATCGCCAGTCAAGCTGGATAAATTGCTGAGTTCATCAATTCTTTTATCTGTATTAGCCATGCTTTCATGGCATCTACCCTTAAACCTAAGTATACCAGTTTGGAGTATAAAAATATAGCCCCCAGGGGAGGCTATATTACTCTTTTTCTAGGTTTAGACGCTTGGTTTATTGCTCCAGTCGCCTGCTGCTCCGCTTTTCAGAGTGGTATCCAACTCTTTGGCTCTGACGTCTAGCTCTTGCAGGCTAAAACCTGTCATTGCTGAGATTATAGAGGCCGGAGTATTACTCAGTAACTGGAAGTCACGAGTATTTTCTTTATTTGTTTGATTTCTTAAGTCGCTATCATTGTCGAGCATATCACGACGTAGTTTTTCACCAAGAGACAACACTTCTACTTTGGCTTCTGTCGCCGCAGCAGGAACAGTCGTCTCTTTTACTTCTACTTTGGCTTCTGTCGCCGCAGCAGGTTGTTTACTTCTTGGCATAGTAATCCTTTAACTTGGTGGGGCTGTTACGGCCAGCCCCTTATGCCGTCAACTTTTAGACAAAGTTGATTTCAACGCAGGTGTTGTTGCGTTGGTTGGTCACACCGTAGATGACGTCACTACGCTGCTCGAAAGCACCGGAGCGTACGTTATCCCAGCCAGTAACCTTAACGTCCTGTTGCAAAGCTAGAGCTACAGTTTCCTTGTGGAACATGTAGGCTTTACCAGCAGGACAGTTGTTGCTGACACGTACCTGAACGCCGTAAGGCGCAGCAGGCTGGCCAGATACGACAGGCTTGCCGTTGTCCTGCATGACAAAGTCAGAGCTGCTGTAGCGAGTCTCTGCGAAGATGTCATTTAAGCCGTCAGGGTTGACCAGTAGGAAGACTTCATTCCACTCAGTAACGTTCTGTTCACCAAGAATCTGACGGGCCTGACGAATTTTACTGTCAGTTAGCCCAGTAGCGGCAGCAGCAATGCTGAAACCAGCGCCACCGGCTGCAACTGCAGCTGCTAGTGCGGCTACACAGTCAATGTCAATGGCGTCTTTTAGAACATAGGCGGCATCTTTGGTGTACTTCTGGCGCAGATTGTATTTACTCTGCACGTTCAGCATGTTAAAGATTTGGTGGGCCTTGTACTTCCACTTGTTAATTGCAAGGGTGACGGCCGTTTCAGTAGCGGTGTCAAAGGTGACATCAGTACCTTGGGCTAGGTCACGGGCAGCGCCAGACGTTGAGAATGGAGCAATCTTTACAGATTGACCGTACTCTTTAACCTGGTCGTCGTAGCGATCTACAACGTCGGCAACAACAAGGTTCTTTTTAAGGTAATCTAGCGTATCGGCAGCCCAAACTATGGGACGATAGTCGCTGTGGGTTGTGGTGGTTGAACCAGCCATAATGGGGTAATCCTCTCTTGACTACCCGCCCAGCAAAGGTGTCTGAAAAACTTAATATTATTCAGACAGCAATCGCGACACAATTGCCTGGTTTTCAGGCTTTGCACGTTCCGCAGACGATAAGCCTGCATACCATGCATCAACATTCTCTTTAGTGATTGAATCACTTAAAGCAGAGGTTGTAGCTTGACCCTGGACACTTCGCGCTTGCTGTTTTCGGCGTACTGTTTCTAAGGCTTCTTTACCACCAGCCTGCTTTGCATCTGCTATCACATCCTTGCTACTAAGGGCCATCGCATACAAGTCATCAAAACTTAAGACACCGAGCTTTACTGCCTGGCCAATTTCTGGCCGGGTGCTCACAATTTCGGTCATCTTTGCTTCGTACTGTTTTGCATCCGGGTTGCTTTCAAAGTATTGGCTAACTGAATTAGCAACAGCAATTTTGCTATTAGACTCTTTCAGAGCATTTACTTCTTCGGCAAGCTCCTTAATAAAAGGTATGTTCTCCAGCTCTTCCGGCACCGTCACACCTTGTGGCGTTTCTGGTACGTTAGTTAAGCTTTTTTGGAGTTCAGACGCTTTCGCATTTGACTCGTGCATTGCCTTTTCAGCGTTTCGGTACATTTCAGCTAACTTGCTGACTGCCTCCGGGTCGCTGGGGTCAACGCCTTTTGTCTTAACCCATGATAAATTATCGTCTTCTGACGGTTCATCCTGGTTAGTGGTTGGTAATTGCGGGTCTTCTGTCGTTACCGCCGTATCAACGCCAGTTTCTACCGGTTCCGTAGTAGCTACTACGCCAGTTTCCTCTGGTGTGGTCGTGGTTGTGGTTTCTTCCATTTGACCTACTCCTTATAATTATTAACAGTCCGCCCAATTTGGAGCACATTGTAACGTCGGGTAGACGGCAGACCATTTTCTGCTAGAGCTTGAGCTCTTTTAAGTAAATGCAATGTGCTCCACATAAGGACGCGGGGTAGATACCCCGTCTGGCGATTCGGCTGGGCGGACTTTTTAGTCCACGAATCGCCAGACAGAACATCTATGCCTTATCTAATAGGCCCTCCTCCAGATTCCGTTTACGGGTCAAGATAAAATCAATCGCCTCTTTTATGCCGGCGGCGCGTTCAATTAGCATCGCCTTTGATTCAATATTCAGGTCTTTACCCTCGGCTTTTTGGTGGAAATCGTTATATATAATCCCCATCTGCTCCATGAAGTATTCACCAAAAGGCGTATCTAAAAAGTCAGATGCCATTTGAGCGGTTTGGAGTGCGGAATAATTAGCCATTCATGACTCCTACTGTCTGTAAATCTGTTATTTGTTGGGGTGCGTTGTGCTGTATCGGGTCGGCTGGCTGGGTTGGCTGCGGCTTCTCTTTACCAATGATTCTGTCTAATTCTTCCTCAGATAGGTCATACATCTTGGGGTACATTATCTTTTTGACTTCCCAGAGGTCATTAGTTGGGTCTGCAATAAGCGCCTTGAACGATGCATCAGCTTTCTGCTGTGACTGGTACTGCTGGCTTTTGACAGTAGTTTCTAAACGAATTTGTGGCTCATAAGTTGTGTCAAAGTCATCAAGCCGCAGAACCCGGAACTTTGGACCATCCATTGAAGTTGTGGGGATTAGGTTAACCCTGTCGCCATACTTAAGAAGCATCCGTAGAACGATTTTTGCTCTTTGATAAAAAGTTTCGCGTTCAAGCATTCGGGCATATATTTCAAAGCGCTGTCCTGCCTGGTTTAATTGAGCTTTAATCTCTGTAGCAGTTTGATTTTGGCTAGAGGAGACGCCTTTAACTACCTGGTCTGCCCCAGTAGCTTCTCTGATTTCATTTTTCATGTTCTGGGTTTCAGTAAAGGCAGCTACAGGTACTTGTGGCTGTTCTACTATACTCAGTGCTCCCTGGCCAAAAGGATAGACAGTACCTGGAGCTTTCTTGAGCCTAGGAATCCAGTCTGCAAACTTTGGATCAATTGTGCGCTCAGGCAGTAGGGCATCCGTGACTGCGTCTAAACGTTGATTTGTAACGTCATTCAGGTATTCTTGGGCTTTAGCAATCGGGTCAATGATACTCTTGCCGCAAATGAGCGACTCGTCTGCGATAAATCTACCGAGGCCAAGTGGTACAATCCCCAATTCATTTTTGCGGCATTCAATTTCTGGGCCACGATTAGCAACGCTGCGGATGTAGTCTTTGTCATGGATCTCAATTACCTCTACTAGTGAAGAGGCGTCGCCAACTGCGCCTAAAAAGGTTTCTTTAAGCTGCTTTTCCGTGTCGTCGCCGGGTATACTACCAGGCGTGACCTTTGCTAGGTTGCTAAAGCGCGGTACTAATTCGCCCGTCTCAGGGTTAATAATCTTTTCTTCGCGTAGAGCATCCAAAGTCGTTAGGTAGCGTCGGCCGCCCCAGTGCTCGCCAATACGTTCAGGGTCGACTAAGTCATTAGGGTCAGACAGCGTTGGGTCATAAATTACATCACGTACTCCAAGGCATGTTAGGTGTGGTAAACCGGCCTCAAAGCTAAACCACTCACCCCCAAGGCCGTACATAAATGTGCTGCGGATAGTCTTAATACTCTTGACGTCCCAGTTATCCTTATCCCAGAAGTAGTCAAACTGAGCATTTAAAGCGCTCAGGTCAGGCTTGCGGCCATTCTTCTGATAAGAGGCGATGTATTTGTACATGTCCTGCGGTACAAAGTCTATAGATGGCTTGCCTGATGCGAGGGCGGCAGTAAGTGTCTCAATAGTACTGAATACCATAGGAACAAAGGTATTAGAGATCCCCTTGTATGATTCGGCTACGCGTATGTTGTTATAAAGTTTGTAATTGCGCTTCCAGCGGTCGTGGTTATTCTGCTTAGAATACTCCCAAAACTCATTAAAGCGCTTGATGGTGTTGCCGCCATCGGCTGATAACTTTGTTGATTTTGAACGTCTTGCCACTCGTGAGACAGGACGCCTACCCGTTTGAGTTGATTGTACACTATTTACCATAGATTTACCACTGATTTATCCTCGACTGGACCCAGTCCGGTGTGTTGAGTGGTGCAGATGGCGAAAACACAGACGGTTTCTCCGCTAATTGACTTTGATATGCTAGCGAGTCCGATGCGTCATCGTTGGGTGCCTTGGGGAATAGTGTTAGCTCGTCCTCTACAGATTCACACTGGTTTTCGCCATTTATAGTTAAGTGGAAAATGCCGCCTCGTTCGTATCGCGGCACCAAAGCTTCTATGCGCAGTTCTTTGTGTGTGCCACCAGTCTTTAGTAGCTCTATAGTTAGATAAACTCCCCGACGCCGCATCTCTTCGTCAATCATGGCTAATAGCCCTTGGGTGAACTGATTATCTTCAATACCTATTTTGTGGAGGCGGTAGCGTGACCAGTTTGTGAACATCAAGTCAATTAGACCAGTAGCACTAAGTTTGTCGCGATAGCATAAGACATTCCAGTTGCCCTGATCATCTACAAAGTTAACTGTCACGCCAATATAGTCATTCCCATGCTTAATATCATCTTTTCCACGGGGGTCTATGGTCATGATGTTATAGGTATTAAGCTTGATGATGTCTTCATAGGCCCGGTACTTAAACCAGTGTTTGTGGAACTTCCTGTTTTCGTCATCAATTGGCGTCTGTTGATAAAGGGCCGAGAACTCGTAAGAGCCTATAGCACTGCGTATGGTCTTTAGCTGCTCTAAAGGGAACTTAGCCGGCCATAGGGCTTCACCCTCTTTGCGATACTGCTCGTCTTTAGTAGCAATAGCCTTGTACTCAATAATCTCCCAGTCGTCATACGGCTCACCCCTCTGTTTTGCCTCTTGTGCATCACGTAGGACACGCCCAGCAAGGTCATCCTCGTGCCAGCGAGTAAGTATCATGACAATCATGGAGTTGCCCTCAGCGCGGGTGTAGAACGTTGAGCGGTACCAGTTGTACCTTGATGCGCGGATTACTGGAGAGTCGGCCTCCTCCCGGTTCTTAAATGGGTCGTCAATAATACCAATCTTAAAGCCACGCCCAGTAAGTGCGCCGCCAATACCAACCGCTGTATAACTGCCACCGTCATCCGTAATCCATTTACCCTTGGCCTTAGCATCGCTTCTTAACCGGGTGTCAAACATTACTTTGTATTGGTCGGACTGCATGATGTCACGGGTAAGCATGCCGAAGTCAGTCGCTAATTCATCTGAATAAGAGCTGACCATCACTGGCAAGCTAGGGTCTTTGCCAAATACCCAACTAGGGAATTTCTGGGTGGCCTCATCGCTCTTACCATTTCTAGGAGGCATAAATATCATAAGCCTAACACTTTTGCCCTGCTTAAGACGTCTATAGCCGTCCTCTAACTTGTCTGCAATCTCCCGATGGAACCATTGCATTGAGTAGCGCGGATCAATTGCAATACAATACTCTGCAAACGTGCCATTGTCGGCGACGTCCTTAAGTATCGCTGCGTCCTGCTCTTGCCTGGATAAGTTGAGATAGTTGCTCTGCACTTAATCCTGCTCCTAACTTTTCACCGTCAGATGTTATGTCTATGCTTTCACCGGCTTTGCCAAAAGCCCGGTTAAGCATACCCTCTAGGGCCTGGTTGTTTGCTGGTTTCGTAGTCATGAAATACCACTCTGTCTCCGAGTCTTCCAGCTCCTCGTCAATGAATTGCTTAATGAGGCTAGGGTCAGTAACTATTTCTGTTTCTCTGCGAGCCTTAGCCCCCTTCCCGATGGTCCTAGTAACCATGAGATACTTTTCACCTGTCGCTAAATCAAACTGAGAGTTGAATAGCTTATCTACGTTTTTGGCTACTCTGGCTTTAAATTGCCGTACAGCTTCTTCTTTTTCTATGGTTGCTGGATTTTTACTGTGTTTATGGCGCCCAGCACCTTTTCGTGCACCACCCCATCCGGTTTTGTTCGCATTCTGTTCGTTCTCTTGAATTTCTTTCAAGCTTTCAATTTTACCCATATCAATACCCCACTGCTTTTATGTAATCTTCTACTACGTCCATAAGAATGTTCTTGGATGTATTAGCTATGTCACGATTCAGTCTGCCATCAGGGAATCTCAGGCTACAAACATAACCGCCTTGACACTCAACGATGACTGCGGAGAATGGCTTACTGCTTTGCATTACTCTTCCGTCTCTTTCATCATTGGCTCGTATCGCATATCAATCTTTATGCGAGTGAGCCTACCGTCAACAATGCGGGGTAAGAACGTAAAGCTATTCAACTCTGCTCCTGAAGCTTCCTCTGCCTTTGCAATTAGGTCCGTTATGAGGTCGTGGTATGTTTTCTCGTTACTCATCCCTTCACCCCAAACTTCCGCCGAAAACAGGCTATGCTACAGTAATCTTGCATGGGGCTTTTAGAGAAGAAGGTGTTGCAGGTTTGGCAGGTCACTTTAGTTTTCTCCAAGGCTTTCTAGGTATGCCATAAATCCCTCTAGGGTTGGTGTGGGTGGCCCTGATACGCAATTTAATTTTGCTAGCCCAGTAACGCCTACGCTCGTAAACACACCAGGGTTAATACTTCTCTTAGCCTTAAGCTCTTGTAGATAGTCTCTATCCAACTTTTCAACGTAAGCATGGTAAGCGCCTAGTAATTCTTTTCTTGCTTGTATGGTCATGTTTACCTCTTTATACATAAATGCCCGGCAAAGGGGCTTACTATTTGGTTACAGTATTTGCAGGGGGTCATGAGCTATAAGCCTCCATTACTTCTCCCCCACTTCCGGATAATTCCGCCTCATCCAAGCCAGCATATTGCCTAAGCTTTTGGACTCTAGCATTACTTTATAAATCTGCTTGGCTGTTTTCTTTTGGCCGTCTTT